CATCTTCAACTTCATCTTCAACTTCATCTTCAACTTCAAGTTCAAGTTCAAATTCATCTTCAACTTCAAGTTCAAAATCATTATCATCTTCAAGTTCAAAATCATCTTCAAGAAAAAAAAGAAGAAAATTGGGTTCTAAATCATATTCAAGAAAAGCAAGTTCTTAAATAATTTTACTTAAGTAAATATTTATCAAATAAAATTTTTTTAACCTCTTTACATTTTAATTCTTCTAATTTTTTTTTATATTTTTCAGAATCTTTCCATTTAGAATCTAATTTTTGAACTTCTTCTGTCCACAATAATTCTTTTGCTGTCTTTTTAATTGTTAATTGAATCTGTCTATTTTTAAATTCTGGTATGTTTTCTAAATCTAATGCATAAATTTGTAATAATGGTTTCATAATTTGATTACTAATATAATGAATATAATCAATTTGAATTTTATTCTTTAATATAAATTCTTTTGTTTCTATTTTATCTCCTTGTAAAGCCTTTTTATTTTCGTTTTTAAAGTAAACATAACTAATTCTATCACCTGCGCCTGGTTTATTACCAGATTCTCTAAGTCCAATTCTTTCTGCTAATACTTTATGTGCTATTTGATTAGGATTTTTGTAATAACCTCTTAGTGATTTAGTAACTAAAAGTTTATCAATAGGATAATTTTCGTTAATTAAATCATTAAGACAATCATGTAAAAACTTAATACTCATTGGTATATTTTTTTGCTGCATTAATATTTCAATAATTCCACCATAAATATCTTTAACAATAGGAGCATTATCTCTTCTTTTTAATACGATTCCCATAAATTTTAATTTACAATGATCTGGATCTTCTTCATATAACATACCAACATATCTTTTTTTAGACATAATGATCCATGGCCAAAAAGTTTTTTCATATTCTAAATCATGTGGTTTCTTTAAGAATTTACTAGCTAACTCTCCAGCTTGTTTAGCTAATTCAATTGTGTATATAAGTGCTTGTTTATTAATAATTTTTTTACCAGTATCAGGATTTTTTAAATTAAATTTAAAGAATACAGAGTCAGTATCACCATAAACACATTCTGCATTTACTAATGCTTTATTACCATCGCTTAAATCGACTACTATATTTTTATAACAATCTTCTATAATACGTCTAGCATAAATAAGTAATTTACGTCCAATAGCAGTGGTACATGCTGCAACATCATCTTCATTAAATGCACTTGTTTTAGCTCCGGTTTGACCATATAATGAATTAGCAGTAACTTTAATACTTAATTGTCTTTTATCTAACATATTTTTAATAAAGGGGTCTTCTTCTAGTGCGGCTTTTTTTCTAGTTGATTTCCGAGCAGCTAAAAGTTCTTCTAAAATAGATGGCATAATAGCTTTACCTTGGGGAAATTGGGCAAATCTACAAATTTTATATCCAGTAATAACTTTTTTTGCAGCGGCTTTTTCTGTAGGTCTAATATATTTGTATGTATCATATTTGATATCTACATAATCATAACCTAAATCAAATAAATTATCATATTTATAATTTCCATTTTGATTTTTTTCGCCATTTTCATTGATTAAATTATGAGATAGATCATATTCTTTTGTCCAAACTTTACTATCATGTGAAATATTTTCACTGATAATAGAAGAAGGATAAAGAGAACTATAATCAACACATGCGACAGGATCTTCTAGGTATATTCCTTCTTTGGGTTCAAATACGATTGCTCCTTCATAACCATCAGATTTATTATTTTTTTGCAATGTAGGCATAAGTGTATTTTTTTCACCACATTTTTTAGAAACGTAACTTTGTAGTTTAATACCTTGTCCACGAAGTAATAAATAGCTTAACGGGACATCACATAAATTAGACATTTCTACTTTATCGGTAATAACATCTATTTTTAATAATAGCCAAAGTACATTATCACAATCAGCAAGACAATATTTTCCAACAGTCCAACGATCATAATCGTCGCCATTGGCTAATTTAAAAATTTCTTGGGGTGTTACATCATCTTTGGCTAATCCCCAATTATATTTAAAATTTTGAATGTCAATATTTTCAATACCATTAATTTCAAACCATTGTTCTGATTTATTAATATTAATAATTTCAAATTTTTTTCCATTTTTATATGGATTATTACTGAAAGCAATTTCTTCAAATTTAATATAAGTACCATATGTAATTCCCATTAAATTTTTACTATAAATTCGTGTATTGTTGCCTATAATTTCAACATTTTTAACACTATCACTTATAAAATATGAGGAAACATAATCTAATTTATAAGAACCTAATTGAAATTCTTTCCTTAAAATTACACACATATCCATAATTAATCTTCCTGGCATTTTAGGAAATCTTAAATTATATTCTCCACTGGCTAAAACGATTTTACTTGTTTCAATATCTATTTTATTTGTGCGCCAATCTTTATTAATACATATTTCTTGTTTATTTTTAGATAATTTTAAAAATTCATCTACGCAATCCAATTCTTTTGATCTATCAAACATAAATGGCCAATCAAAACCTGTAATATTATATCCAGTAATAATATGTGGATTTTCTTTAATTATAATTTTAGTAAATGTAGTTAATAAATCTTTTTCTAATTTTCTTTCTAAAACAATAACATTATTAGAATTAGCCCATTCAATATATTTTTCTGGAATTTTACATCCACCTTTAACAATAATAATTCTCTTATATGGTTCTTTTTCTGTATAATTAATAAAAGATAATCCAATAAATGTAATTATATCACCTTTTAACTTGGGAAAATATTCTTTTAATGCAATATTTAATTCATGTAATTTTGTTGCATATTCACATTTTTCATCTTTAATTACATCTAATATTGTAGTATCTTTTTTTGTATAATTCTTTATTTTTTTAGACTTTTTAAAATATACATTTTCATTTGTTTCATTTAAATTATCATTGTCTTCATCTTCATCACTAGATGATTCATCATAAGTTTGTGATGTTTTATTATAATTTTCTCCGGGTTTATATTTAATAAAATTATCAAAAATATTTTCTAATTGTAATTGATCATTAATATTATATTTTGTATAAACGGGTTGAATATATTTCAAATTATCATAACCAAATGCAGTAAATATTTCTTTTTTTAATAAAGATTCATTGTATAGTTGTTTATTAGTTTCAGAAAGATTATTATAATTTTCTAATATATTAGTTGCTAATTTTTTATAGTCTTTTATAGCAATAGGAAAATCACCGTGACTACTACTAGCTTCAATATCAAAACTACAAATGTTATATTTAACAGGGGCTTCTATATTTTTTATTGGTATAATATTTTCATAATTTATAACATATTCGTAATAACAATGAGTAGTTTTTTCTTTAATAATTATTAGTCTATTAGATGGTAAAGATACCCAACCAGTAGGTGAAATTTGTTTAATATGAAATAATTTTAATAATGGAGGTATATCTCCTTCATATAAATAACAATTAGTAACAGTATTTTCATTATTGAAAATAAATCCATCTTTTTTTAATGTTTTTTCATAATATCCATTATCAAATGTTTCATCATAAAATATTTTTTTTGCTTTATTATATGCAAGAGTATTATTAAACGATAAGTATAAAAAGGTATGTAATTTTTTGTTATCAAACATATTCAATTTATTGCGTTTTATTAATTTAGATTCTACAATAGAATCTTCATAATAATTACCCATTCTTTTTTTCAATTGAATTATAAATTCTGTTTTAATTTTTTCGTTCCAATCATCACCAACTTTAATATAAAAGAATGGTTTAAATCCATTTATAATAATAGAAGCAGTTTTGCCATCGCTATTAATTGCAAATGCTTGAATTATAAATTTTTTATTGTCTTTATATTTATCATAATCATTTTTATTATCAAATGAACTTAATCCGTCATAAACATTATAATCATATAATTTAAATATTTTATTTTTATCTTTAATTTTTATTTTAGATTCGCTCATTATTATAAATAAAAATATTATTTATAATAAATTTATTTGTATTATATTTAATCAATTTTAAAAAATAATAAAATTATTTTCCTGAAGGTAAAAATATACCTTTGGTTTTAAACATTTTCATAGGTGTATAATAATTAGTTATATTTTTAGGATTATTATGTGGATTTGTACATGTTCCTTTTATGTTTTTATTTAAAACTCTATTATTAACTAAACTAGAAAAATTATTATTTTTAACTTTTATATTATTAGATAAACGGTTTATACTTTTAACTGAACTGTGTTTTTGTGAATTTAATTTTAATTTAACTTTATCTGTGTAATTTGGACAATCATTTTCTATTCTATACTGATTAATAAAGCCTCGTCCAATAATAAATGATTCGTCATATGGTTTAATTGTTAATAATCTTGGTATATTATTTAATCCAATAAGACCTTGTATTTGTTTTTTAGACAAATTGCTAGCATTTCTATCTGGAATAATAGTAGTATTTTTATTGAGTCTGCTTGATATAGGTAACAATTCAATTGCTTTTGAAATAGTATCAATAGATGGATTAGTTATAACTTCAACATTATCATTTGGGTATAAAAAGGATGGATCAGTGGTAGTAGAAGGGTTATGATAAATAAAAACACAATTAACATTTTTAAAATCATCGCCGGGCAATGCTTGTATTTTTATTGATAAATTTATTTTATTTTCATTTAATATAATATTTGAATGTATATCTTTTAAATTTAATTTAAAATAAGAATAAAATGTGACATCATAATTATTTTTAAAATTAAAATATGCTATATAATTATTAGTGTTATTATCTAAAGTAATAAAATTTGCACCGGGTTTAACAGCTTTAAGATCATCAATTAATTTAAAACTGAATAGTTCTTTATCATACATAATATCATCTTCTGTTTTTGTATATAATAATGAATTAGTTATACTATAGCCATGATTAAAATTATTTCTATAAATTAATAATTTTGTATTATCATTATTAATTATATAGTAATTATTATAAACATTTATATAATTATTAAAATTTAAAATATTATTAAATATTTTTTGTGTGTTATATTTTAATTCTTTATTATTTAAAATAAATTGATCATTGATGTAAGTATGATAATAGTCATAATTGTAATTATCATCGGTATGTAATAAATAATCAGCATTATTTAAATAATCGTATGTTTCGCCGGTTACAACAAGTTTTGTTTTATTAGTTATAAAAATTTTATTATTAGTAAATTTAAAATTATTAAATAAGTTATATTTTGTTAATCCAAATATATTATATCCAAAAGATAAATGTACTTTGTTTTTATAATTAATATTATTATTATAATAAAAATTACTATTACTGTCTATAATTTTTGTAGATAAGTAGGTAAAGTTTTTATTTAAAATAATTTTTTTGTTATAAAAATCATTGGTAAAATATTTATATTTTCTAATAAAAAAATATATTTCAATATCATTATAATTATTTATAAATTCATAATTTTTAATATAATTATTGAAATATCTAAATTTAATTTTAATATCCTTTAAATTTTTCTCTTTATTGTAAATTAAAAAATTAAAATCTTTTTCTTGAAAATAAAAATTTTTATTTAATAATGTTAATTGATTTTCGGAATTATCTATAAAATAATATAATTGTTCATGATATATGTTATCATATAATGCTCTATTATTGGAAGAATTGGTCATATTATTTGATTGATTTTCATAAAGTAATTGGTGATTATTAAATTGATTGTAATTATTTAAATTAGATAATCTAGTAACTGTTGCTTCAATTGGATCAGTATTATTATAATTTCTATTTGTTATATATTGTTCATTTATAAAATTTCGAAAATTAATTTTATAAAAATTAGAATTTCTATATGGATTATATACATTATAACCAATAATTAATTTTTTAGTTCTATAATTTTCACTATCAACATTAGAACTATTAATATAACTATCTTCATTATCTATATTAATGAGTTTGTTTTGATAATAAATAGAATTTAAAAAAGTTGCAGTATCTGTATCTGAATTGGTTGAAAATAATTTTTTATTATCATATTTTACATGATTTTGATGAATAAAATATTTTATGAATATTATTCTTGGATTTGTTAAATCATTTATATTTGTATTTTTAATATTTTTATATACCAATTTAATATTATGATTAATATTTTGTTGTGTTAATAAAATAAGTGGTCTAATAGTATTGTTATTAATATTGGCAGAAAAGATAACTCTATTTTTTAATTTTTCAGTATCATAATTATCTAATGTAGTATAATTATTATTATTTAATTCACTGGGTATATAACCTTTTATATTTATTTTGATTCCATTATTTTGATTATTTTTAATATTTTTTGAAATCATAATATAATGTGTTTTATTACTATCATATTGATTACTATACATAATTATAGTTATTATATATTAAATATAATAATTATAATTAATTTTTAATTTTTATTTTTTATTAATCTCTCAATCTCTCAAAATAATAAATTTAAAAGTATATTTTTTATTTTATTATCTATGTTTTAATTGTATATTATTTATAACATGTTATAAAATAAAAAAT